TTACTGCTGGCCTTGACTGATTTCAGCCATCAGGTGCTGGGCGATCCATCTGGCCACGGGTACGCACACTGCGTTTCCGGCCGCCCGAGCTTCTGCGTGATCGGTCGCATCCAGTCCGGTGGGAATCCTTGCAGTTTCAGAGACTCGGGCCCGCTCAAGCATCGCACCCCGTCCGCCTCGGTGACAGACGAGATTTTCTGCACCGATGGCCAGCAGGCTTGGCGAGAGCTTGGCAAGCAGACAATAGGCAGCCCATCCATCCTCAGGCCGTGACTCTTGCTGCGCTGCAAGCGTGCGAGGTATTGCTGCCACTGGCGCGGCGTCAGCCAACAGCCCAATGGGGGGCTGTCGTCCAAGACCTGCGACCAGGAAAACCCTGCGGCGACCCTGGGCGACTCCGAAATACTGAGAATCAAGCACCCGCCAGCATCCCACATACCCGCGTTTGGCGAGGGCCTGGACGACCGTGCCAAAGTCTCTCCCAGCGTTGCTGTTGAGCAAGCCCACGACGTTTTCAAGCACCAGCCACTGGGGCCGAATTTCGTCTGCGATGCGGCAGACCTGCCAGAACAGGCCTGTGCGTTGTCCTGCCAGGCCTGCCCGGCGGCCCATGCTGCTGACGTCCTGGCAGGGGAATCCGCCAACGAGCACATCCACTGCTCGCAGGTTGTGGGCGCCGACATCTCGCACGTCGGCAAATTGCCGTGCATGCGGGAATCGCAAGGCGAGCACGTCGCGTAATCGCGGCTCGATTTCGACTTGCCAGGCGGTGGTAAAGCCCGCCTGCTCAAATCCGAGATCAAATCCGCCGATGCCTGCAAAGAGGCTGCCGACGCTTGGCCCGTCAAAACTGGTTGTTGCTGCTTTGTTTGCATCCATCCTCTACCTTTTGAAGAAGGCCATCGGGTGGCGCGGGTTGGGGGCTCTGGGCCCTCAAGTGATTGACCGTCTTGCATCGCTGGCATTTGATCGCCAGGCAGATATAGCTGCCTTGGCCGAGCTTTTTGCCGCATTGGCCGCAGCGGATGTCCTGATTGGTGTATTGGTGCGTGTGATCCTTTTGCATGGTGTGCAAATCCTTTGCACAGGCTGTAACGCCCGTGGTAGGCTCGCCCCGCACTCGCGAGTGTGGCGGGCCTTGCCTGATTTGCTGGCTCCTTCAGCGGATCGGGGGCTGCGCTGGTGCCCGCAACACCAGTGCAGTCGCCCGTCTTTTTTTGCCCGGCCGCTGTCAATGCCCGGGGAAATAGATATCGAGCTTGAGCTCGGCGACTTGTTCGCCGCCGCAATGGGCCCAGGCCGTGAGGCTGAACGTCATCTCCGTGCCGTCGTATGTGACCTCGTTGCCGACCACCTGCAACACGTTGCCCCAGGTGCTCACTGCAATAGTGCCGCCGTAGTGGATGCTCTGCGGCATTTGCGGCGCTCCGATCTCTGCGCCGTCCCACTGAAACGTCCAATGTGCGGCCGATAGTGCAGTGCCTTGCAGCACGGCGTGTATGCCGCCACGCACTGGGCGCAACGCATCGAAATGCACGCGGGCTTCATGGCAGTGAAAGCCTTCGGCGGGCACGGGCAGGGGGTTGCCGTCGCTGTTGGTCTGAGTAGGGGCACCAGACCAAACGGTGCGGGTGTTCCAGTCGGAGATCTCGATGCGGCCATCTGGCAATGTTCGCGACTGCATCCCCCACTCGTCTACCGACAGGCCGATCCAGCCTGCCCCAATGACTGCACAGGCGGGCGGCGGTGGCGGTGGCGGTGGCGGTGGCGGCGGTGGCGGCGGCGGCGCTTCTGGCGCTGGCGCGGCCTCCAGTTTCGGGGCGGGGCCCTCGGGGCGCAGTTGTACTTCTACGGCCACGCGCTGGCCTGGTTCGATATTTCGTCGCTTGCTTGGGAAGAATCGTCTGCGCTCTGTCACTGTGTTTGCTCCTAGATGACAACGACGGCCTCAGATGGCGGGTAGCCGTCGGCCTCGATCAGCAACACGTGGCGCCCTCGCGCAGCGGCAAAACTCACGCGCCCGAGGTTGTCGGCGATACGTGTTGCCCCGCCATTGATCGTCACGCGCGCACCCGCCAGCGCGCGGCCTTGCTCGTCGCGCACGGTAAAAACAATTTCCCCATCCGCGACTTCGACGGTGACGCCGGGCTGAATGAGCGGATCGAATGCACTGGAGACGCGCTCGGTTTCAATCTCAGGCGCATCGCCCACCGGGGCCTCAATCTGGCAGCGCATGGAGGCGCTTGCCAGGTCAAGCTCGGCGGTGATGAGACGGTGGCGGCCCCCGATGGGCGAGAGGCGGTGTTGCATGTCGATCCATGCGCCGGTGGGCAGGTCTGCAAAGGCTTGCTGCCATGTGACGCGCCAGCGCGGGCGGGCAAGTTGGGCGAGCATGCGCCGCCCCAGCGCCTCGGCCTGGCGCGGGGTGCGCAGCCAGGGGGCAGGCCACTCCAGCTCCAGCTCGCCGTATTGGCGCGCGGCTTCGGGGGCGCGCAGTTGCACGGCGCGGCGGTAGCGGTCGCTGGCATCGTCCCAGTCGTAAAGCACGCGCAACACCGTGTAGATGGCGTTGGCGGCGGCGGCAGCATGCAGGTCATGGGCGCGCAGGGCGTCAATGCGCGGCGCGGGGGCGGCGGCATCAGCGGCCGGGGGCCAGGTCAGGGCAATGCCAGGCATGGCCGCTGCCCAGGCCCCGCCTGCGCTTTGAATGATCTTGTCCACGGCGGCGCGGATGCTGATGCTGTTGTCAGAGAGCACACCGCCCAGCGCGATGTCGGCTGTTTCGGTGCGGTAGTCGTCTAGGTCGGCCCACTGCACGGGCGCGCCTGCGAGGTTGGCCAGCAGGTCGTGCACGATCTCGGCGGGAGTTTGTAGCAGATGGCCGGTTTGCGGGTGCATGCGCCCGCGCAGGGTGACGGCCAGGCGCTCGCCTTCGGCCAGCGGCTCGGCCAGCTCGACGAACGCCACGGCCCGCCCGGTGCTGTCCAGGCCGTTGTGCCATGCGTAGGCGGTGGTGGGCACGTCGTCGCGTTTGACCTCGTCCACGCCCGCAATCGGGTGGTCTGCCAGCACATAGACGCGCTGGTCACCGCTGTACTGGATGGGCGTGAGCGTGACGCGCCCCCAGCACCAGGGCAGCACGCGCACATCGCGCCAGCCGCCCCACACAGCGCTGGTGCGCAGGGGCAGATTGTCCGACAGCGGCCGCTCCATGCCCGCCTCCAACGTCAGGCGCGCCTCGCGCCCCAGATCGATGCCGGTGACGATACCTGAGAACACGGCGGTTGGCACGCCAGCGCGCAACACCATCACCCGCGCGGCGCGGCGCATAGGCGGGCGCGCGCCCCACAGGGCGGTGATGGCGCCATCGGCGTTATCCAGCGTGATCTGCATATTGCTCACGGGCGCGGCGGCGATGCCGGGCACGGACAGGGGCCGATCCATGGCCGAGAGGCCGCGCAGCAGGGGCATCACCCTTGCGCCGGTGGCAGCGGCGGCGGCCTGCCGGTCGGCTGGACCGGTGAGGCTGACGCTGCATGCGGCATCGTCGCCGTCGATGTCGAGCCAGGCGATCATGCGTACACCGGCTCCAGCTCCAGCGTAGCGGACAGCAGCCGGTGCTGCACATCATCGGCTTGCCAGGCGTGTTGATCGGTGATCTCCAGCGCGTCGGCGCCGGGGCGCACCAGGGCGGCGTCTTGCGGGTGGCGGTGGTGGGGCACGAGGATCAGCGGCTCGTCTTTTTGTTGCGCCCAGTCCAATAGCGCCATGAGGCGATCCATGTCGTCCTGCACCAGGCGCGAGGCGCTCCAATCGCTGGGCGACCAGGCCAGGCGCCAGCCGTCGCCCGCGCCCGCGTACAGCCCGGCGGGGTTGATGCCGCCGGCGCGGCCCACGGCCCAGCGGCGGGTGCGCTGGCATTGGCTGGCGTGGTGGTCGGTGGACAGGGGCACACCAGCCCACACCCAGCCGATGTGCCCGCCCTCGGCCTGGGCCACGGTGATCGTCAGGCGCGCAGCCTGCACGGGCGCGGGCAGCATCCAGACGGCCACGGGGCCGCTGGTCTCCAGCGTGTGGGGCGCGCCGCCATCGATGGCGATGCGCACCTGCGCCCCGGCGGGCAGGTGGTAGCGCGCCAGCGCAATGGCCTCAATGGGCGTGGGCGCGCCCAGGTCGATGGTCAGCGAGCCCGCACCGCCCGCCCAGCCCCATGCGCGCTCGTGTGCATTGTGTATGTGGTTCACGGCCCAGGGCTGATGCACGGCAAAGTTGTAGGCATCGCCGGGCACGAACGAGGGGGCGGCGCCGGCGATGAACTGCACGTGCAGGCCATCGGCCAGCGGGGCAGCGCTGGTGTCGTCTCCGGCGGCCGTGGCCGGGATGTTGGCGGCGGCGCTCCAGGGGCCGCCATCCCTGCGCCAGCGCCATTGGCCGGCCTCTACCGACAGGCTGAACGCATCGCCCAAAGCGAAGGGGATGCCGCCCAGGGCCAGGCGCAATTGCACCCCGGCCTGGTTGTAAACGGGCGCGGCCGCGCCATTGGTGGGCACGATGTAGTCGGGCAGCGAGCCGCTGACCGAGCCGAGCACGTGCCAGGTTTGCACGTCCGTACCATCGACGCCGCCCGAGAGCCAGGCAGGCGCGCCGGCTACGGTTTGGATCACGGCTTCGTCGCCTTCCTGGTACGGCCGCTCGCCCGATACGGTGAGGATGCGCAGCGTGATTTCGTCGCCTTCCTTCAGGCGCTCAGGGCATGCCACCACAAGCCCGAAGCCGAATTCCATGGTCGAAACCGGCTTGCCGGTATCGGCGTCGCGGCGCGATGAGATATAGGGTTTGTTGGAGAATGCGGGCAGGTAATAGCCCTCGGCGTCGACCCACCAATGGGAGCCGCCGTGGTCGATCCAGCAGCCGCCCGCGTCTGTGCTGCTGGTGTCAGATTTTGGGAGGATGCCTGCCAGGGCGCGGCAGTAGTCCATGCGTGCGGCGTACTTGCGCGCCAGGTCCGCGATTCTGGTAGAAAGAGTTTGACGCATCCAAGATTTTTTATTATCGCCATAAACTTCCAGCAGCTCGCTTGGTGTATTTACGGCTATAGATTCGTTATTCAGCCTATCTATGTTGTTATAGTGGTTCAAGTTGCTGCCCGAAAAATCTGTCCATTGCAAGCCCTCCAAGCCCTGCAGATCGGCGCGCATGTCTACTAACGCAGCATCCCACTCGGCCAGGGCGGCTGCCACTTCGTAAATCTCCGCGAGCGCCTCCGCAAAATGCCTGGTCACCAAATCGGCAAAGTCCATATCCTTGGCTATGGCGTAGTACTGCGCCGTATTGCTGGCGATGAAGTTTTTGCGCCATTCATACAGCGTTTGCAGCCGCGACTGATGCGCGGGGTCAAGTGGCATATCCCCTCCTGATGAATCCAGCCCCAGACACGACAACGACAGCCGGGGCGTGGGCATGTCGCTGCACGAACAATCAGCGGGCGGGCGCAGTTGATAACGAAACGTCACCGTGCGCGCCTTGGCGTTGCGCCCGAAGCGAAACGGGCGCAGGCATACGCTGGGCACGCCCTCGCCTTCTGCGCGGGGCATGGGCTGGTACTTGAACGAGTGCTCGCCGCTGCTTTCCCTATTGGCCGCCTTGGCCGGGATCACAAACCGCGCCGCCGCGCTGGCGTAGGGCTGGCCCGTCACGGCCTCGGCCAATGCGCCGGAGACATCGCCCACGACGCTCCACCTCTCACGCCCGACCACATCGGCATTGATGCAGCGCACGATCAGCGACTGCGTGGGGGCCAGCGGCGGGATGGTCACATCTTTCAGCTCCACCTTGCCCGATAAGCTGTGCAGCCAGGCCTGCGTGCGCAGCGGCACGTCGATGGCGGCCATGCCGCCAACGGCGCGGTCTGCGGCTACGACGCCCGCCACCTCCACCAGCGCAGAGCCTTGCAGGGCGCGCAGCAGGTCATAAAAACTGGCGATCTCGCCCTGCCCTGCGCCGGTGTCGCCATAGGTTTGTGTCGCCTGGCCATCGGTGACGGTGACGACGTAGCCGCCCGAGATCAGCCACACCGCCGCCCCTTTGGGCAAGGCGCGCTCGGGCGCGGGCGAGAGGCCAAACTGCCAAGCCCCATCCTTGTACACGCGGTAGGGGCGATAGACCTGCGGATCGTGCCCAACTTGAATACGAGGGCTGCGCTCGTCGAGCTCGCCTTGAGCCGACAGCGGCAACGCACCCCAATCCCATTGCTCGCCTTGTTGCAGCGCCCCGCCTGCGGGCCAATCGGACAGCAGCGCCCAATCGGTGGGCGCGCGCGTGAGCTTGGGCTGCACCGACAGGCGAATCTGGTTGCCCGCTGCCCCGGCGGCGCGGGCGCGGATTTGCACCGTGCGCACGTCCAGCGATGCCGTTTGTGTGGGGATGCCCAGATCGGCCAGCGTGAGCGTGAGCGATTGCAGCGGCGCGGCGGCCTCGACGCCCTGCACCGAGAGCTGCCCATTGCCCACGCCCGCGAACTGGGGGCGCGATGCGCGGGGGATGCCGCCTGCGGCGACGATCTCCACATCAATGGCCGTGGCCTCATGCCCGGTGTAATCGCCGCTCAAGCGCACATTACCCCCGCCCGTGCGCGCGGCGCGCACGCGCTCAATGGCGCGGCTGGCGCGTACGCTGGAGGCGCTCAATGCGGCAGTGCGGGCGGCGTTGTTGTGGCCGGAGAGAAAGCGTTGGACGGATGGCATGGCGGCAAGTGTGGGATGCACTGGCCGCGCGGCATGAATAAAGCGCTTTGTAAAAACAAAACCCGGCCAGTGGCGGGCACTGTGCCGGGTTTGCGGGGGTGAGTCTTTTGACAGGTGTCAGAACTGGGCGCTGCGCTGCGCGGCGGCAATCAGCGCCGCGTTGATGGCGGCTGCTTTCGATGGAGCGCCGCGCTCGAGCAGGGTTTGCAGGGCCTGGGCCGCCTCGGCAGAAAGCAGGCCGCCGGGAATGCGCGCGCTGCCTGCCTGGAGTTTGCGCTGCTCGTATGCGCCCTGGTGCTTGCGCGCGGCCGCTTGCAGTTGCTCGGGGGTGTGCACGCGGGCGAAGTTGCCCGCGCGTGCGTCCATCAGACTCTGGCGCAGGCCGGGGATGGGGTGGCCTGCATCGCGCTCGGCGGCGGCAACCACGGCATCCACGTCGAGCTTTTGCAGCGCCCGCAAGGCCGCTTGTACGCCATCTGGTTTTTGCTCCATAACCATACTCCTTGATTGGGCCATCACAGGCCCGATTTTTTCCGCTTGGCCGATATCTGGGCGGCCGAGAGGCTTGCGCGCTCGGATTTGCTGTAAATCGTCAGCAAGATGATGACGCCATCGGCCAGCATTTCAAAGTAGATGATGCGCGCGCCGCCACTTTTGCCCTTGCCGCCAGCGCCCCAGCGCACTTTGCGCATGCCGCCCGTGCCCACGACCAGATCGCCAGCCAAAGGGTTGTGGGCAATCCAGACGTTGAATTGCTCGCGCTCCTGGGCGGTGAGGATCTTGGTGACGCGGGCCTGATACTCGGTCGCTTCAATGACGGTGGGCAGCATGAGGGGTATTGTCCGCCTAACGCGCGTTATCGTCAAGCATTCGGTCAAGCATGCAAACCGGCCACCGTGGCCGGTTGGCTTCATCGGGCCAGCCTGGCCAGCCTGGCCAATTCCGGCTCAATGGCCTTGGCCAGGCGCACGGGATCGGTGATGCCGTGGGCGTGCAGGGTGATGTGGACGGGCGGTGCAGGTGGCGCGGGCGGGGCTGGCTGGGGCTGGGGCGCTGGCGCGGGCGGCGGCAGGCTGCCTGCGCTGCTGCTGCCGCTGCCACCACCACCGCTACTGCGGCCATGGCTGCGCTCTTCCCGCTCGCGCTCCTTGCGCAGTTCTTTTTCCTTGGCGTGGATTTTGTCCAGCCAGGTCAGCTGCTCTTTGAGCGCGGCGATTTGCAGCTCCATTTTCTTGACCTCGGCCGTATCGCCAGCGATTTGCGCCCTTTGCAAATCGATTTCAAGCAGGGCCAGTTTGAGGTCGATCTCCTGGCGGGCCATTTGCATTTTCAGCTCGGCGGCGGCTTCCTGATCGCCGGTCAACTCCAGATAGCGCAGGCGCAGCGCCTCCAAGCCGCGCACGGCGTCGTTGTTGACGGCCTCCAAATTGCGCTGCTGCTCGCTCAGCGCTTCCATTTGCTGCACCAGCCGGGCGTGTTCTTCGCTCATTTGGGCAATGGCTTTGCCTTGCTCCCAGACCACTTCGGCCATTTGCTTGGCGTATTGGCTGGCGGCGACGTCGGCCCTGATCCAGCTGCCTTCAATCTTGCCTAAGGCGGCGTTGTGTTTTTCGGCTTGTTCGACCAGGCTGCCGTCGGCCCAGGCGTCTTTGGCTTTTTGGGCGGCTTCGGCCATTTTTTCACCGGCCTTGCCTGCGGCTTGGCCCACGCCTTCGGTGGCTTCCTTGGCCTCCTCCATCGACTTGATGATGGATTTGCCGGCCTTGTCGGTTTCGATGGCAAAGCCGTGTTGCTGGGCGGCGGCCTTGAGGCTGGCATCGGCTACGCCGTCGTTGGCGGCAATGGCGGCTTCGGCCATCTTCTTCCACGCTTCGTTGATCTCGCGTGGGGTGGCTTGGCCCGATTGCTTCACGGCCTCGAAGGCCTCCTTTGCGCTCTGCGCCAGGCGATCCAATTCCTTTTGCGGGGTCACGCCCAGTTGTTTCAGGGCCTCTTCCAAACTCTGAATGCCGGGCAGTTGCTGCTCGATGGCCGCGCGCTGCTTGTCCAGCGCGGCTTGCACGCGCGCAATGCCTTCGGCGCCAATTTGCCCGGCCTGGCCGGCGGCCTTGAGGCGGCTCTCAAGGGCTTCGATGGCCTGTAACGAATCGGCTTTGGGCACGGCGGCGGTGAAGGCTTTTTCGATGGCCTGGGCGGCTTCATTGACGCCCAGCCCGGCCTCTTTGGCAGCGGCGGCGATTTTGTCCACCGCGTCGATGGCTTTTTGCGCGCCTTCGCTGATTTGCCCCAGGGCGGCCGCGCCGTCAGTGCCCAGCTCCTTGAAGCCTTCGAGCATGGCTTGGCGCGCCTGGTCGGTCGCTTCGATGCTTTGGCGCTGCTTGGCTATGGCCTCGGTAATGGCCTTGACGCCTTCAGCGCCAATGCGCCCGGCGGCCTCCAGGTCTTTGAGCTTTTTCTCCAGCGCCTCAATGTCGGCCAGGGTTTTGGCCTGGCCGATGGCTTGCGAGAAAGCCTCTTGCAGCGCCGATGCGGTGGCCTGGGCGCTCACCCCCGCGCGCCGCATGGCCTGGTCCACCTGGTCGATGGTGGCGATGGCGCCCACCATGGCCTGGCCGATGCTTTGCGCGTGGTCGGCAATGGCCCCGGTGATGGCCTTGACGCCATCGGTGCCAATGCGCCCGGCGTCGGCCAGGGCCTGGAGCTTGTCTTGCAGGGCCTGGATGTCGGCCAGGGTTTGCGCCTTGGGCACGGCTTGCAAGAACGCCGCCTCCAGAGCCGATGCGGTGGCCTGGGCGCTGACGCCGGCGCGCTGCATGGCCTGATCGACCTCGTCAATGGTTTTGACAGCCCCGGCCATGGCCTGGCCCATGGCGGCGGCGGCCTGCTGGGTTTGCGCGGCTTGCTGCTGCACGGCGGCGGCGGCCGTTTCTGCCGCTTGGGCCAGCTGCTCTTGCCCCTGGCGAGCCTGGGCGGCCGATTCAAACAGCGCGGCGTAGTCGTCGTCGATTTGCCTCAGCTTTTGCGAGAAGCGTTCCTCTGCGGCCTCCAGGGTGTCGTCGGTGAATACGGCCTTGAGCGACTCCCAGTAGTGCTGCGCGCGCGCGGCGGCTTTGGTCAGGCCCGCGGCCAGGGCGATGCCTGCTTGTTCGATGACGAGGAATTCTTCGCGCAGCCACGCGCCCACGTTCCAGCCGATCCAGCCTGCGGCGGCCAGCTTGCCAGCGCCCGCAATCACGCTGGCCGACTTCTCGATGTTTTGTGCGCTCAAGGCAATTTCAGCGCCCCAGCCCAGTGCGGTCTTGCCCAGCGAAAGCGTCTTGAAGCCAATGGCCACTTCGGTCAGGGTGCCCAGCTCGTTGCCCCAGTCTTTGAAAAAACCGATGCCGGACTTGATGGCCTCGTACAGCGACACGATGGCGTCAGAAGCTGCTTGTGCCCACGCCTTGAGCTCGCCCGTGCGGGCCAGCTCCGCAATGGCCTGGTTGATGGCGACGACTTCTTCGCGGAACAAGTCCAATATGCCGCTGGTGGCAATGGTGTCCAGAAACTCTTGCCAGTTGCTTTTGAGCAGGGCGATCTGGCCGTTCCAGGTGTTCATGGCGCCAGCGGCTGCGCCCGCATTGGCTTTGCCCATTTCGGCGATCAGGGCGGCAATGGCCTCGCGCCCGAGCTGGCCAGCGGAGGCGAGCTGCTGCAATTGCACGGCGCTTTTGCCCGTGGCACGCGAGAGCAAATCCCACACGGGCACGCCGCGTTCGATCAATTGCAGGGCCTCTTCGCCCTGGAGCTTTTGCTTGGTCCACGCCTGGCCCAGGGCCAGCACCACGCCCTCGAGGGTTTGCACGCCGCCACCCAGCGCGGCGGCCTGGTCGGCAATGGCTTGCAGGGAGCCGTCCATGGGGTCAAGCCCCATGGCTTTGAGTTTGGTGAATGCGCCGGTGACGGCCTCCAGTTCATAGGGTACGGTCTTGCCAAAGTCTCGAATCCATGCAAAAGCGTTTTGGCCTTGCTCGATGGAGCCATATAGCGTGGCAAGCTGGGCGCGCATTTGCTCGAAACCGCCACCCACGCGCAGCACCTCTTCGATGCCCGTGCGCAGCGTGCCCAGCGCGCTGCCCAGACCACTCAAACCGATTTGCGCGGCGGCAAACCCCAGGCCAGCCGCAATGCCTCTTTGGAACGTTGCCCAGGCTTTGCCCGCCTTCTCGACGGCAGCCGATTGCAGCTTAGCCGCATCGGCAGTGCTGCGCATGCGCGCGACCAAGCCGTCTCCGCTTTGGCTGATCTGCTGCATGCGCTCTGCCAGCGCCTTTTGTTGCAGGGCAAGCTGACTGGTTTGCAGCCCGGCGGCCTGCATGTGCTCGCGCGTTTGCGATAGCGCCTTGTTCTTGCTGTTGAAACTGGCGCTGAGCTTGCCCGCCTCCTGCACAGCCCGCTGGTATTGCCCGGTCAGGGCCTCTTCAGCGCGTGCGGCATTTTTTGCCGCCGCTTCGTTTTCCTTGTTGGCCGCAGCCAGCAAGCGGGTGTTTTGGGTGGCAACGGCAGCTTCGGCTTGCAAGGATTTGAGCTGCTGGCGCGCATCGGCCAGGCGCTCGGTCAGATGCGGCGCAATCGATTCGCCAGAGGCCTGTTTGAGCTCCTGCATTTCTTGCCGCGTGGCGGCAATGGCTTCTTGCAACTGGGCTTGCCAGGCGCGGGCGGCACTGAGCTTTTGCGCCGATTGGGCCTGCGCCGCGGTGGCTTGGGCGCTGGCCTGGGCCGCGCGCTCGAGCTCTGCTGCCAAAGCATCAACTTGCTGCGCTGCGACATCAAGCTGCTTGCTCAAACCGGCCGTTTCCCGCTTGAGGCTGCCGAAGGTATCCATCAGCGCGCTGTCGCGCTCCAGCCGCGCCAGCGCCTCGCCCAGCTCTTTGGCCTCTTGCTGGAACTCGTCCGTGGCAACACCCGCGCCCTCCAGCTCCCGGATCACGTCTTGCAGGTGGCTCAAACCCGTCTGCGCTACACTGAGCAACAGGCTTACTTTCATGTCTTTTTGGCTCATATGAAAACCCTTTTTGTGACTCCCGCTGGCGTACTGCGCTGGGGCTTGTTGCTGTCGGTGGCGCTGGGGCTGCTGGCTTGGGGCATCAATCCCCTGGCAGGGGCTTGGGTGGGCTTTGTGTGCGGTTGCTCCACGCTGGCGGCCTGGGGGCTTGCGCTGATGGCCTTTGCCCTGCGCGATGTGTTCCAGCGATAACGCCGGGCTGGTTGGATTTCAAGATCGCTGTTTGCCATGTCTCAATCTCCTGCAAAAAAATCCCCTTGGCTGCACTGGCCGCCCACGCGCAATGAGTGGTTGCAGGCGTTGCTGTTGCTGGCGGTGATCGTGCTCGCGCCCGTGCTTTTTTATGCGGTCTTCGTGTGGCAAGAAAGCCTTGAGGCCGTCCTGTGGCCTGTCCTGGTGGCTGCGGGCACGGCGCTTTTCCTGCTCTTTGTCGTGGCCATGCTCATGTTTGCCTGGACGCTGCTGGCGGGCTTGTTCAAGTAGCTCTAACGCGCAGCCTGCCTCCCGTAAAAAAACCGCGCCCAGCAACTTGCCCGGCGCGGTTTTTTGTTGGCCTGGCAAAGGCCCTGTGCTGGCGATCAGAGATCAGGCATCACATCCACGCGCATGAACGGCCCAAAGTCGGCATCCGTTTGCAGCTCGGGCACGTACAGCGCCTGGCCGCCCAATGTGAGTTCCGATGGTTCGTCGGAAATCCACCCGAAGTCGCCGCTCATGGCCAGCGAAATGCGCGGGATGATGACGCGCACCTTTTGCCCGTCGCCATTGATGCCCGAAAAAATCAGCCCCTTCTCCACGTTCGTTTTCGAGAACGCGGCGATGTTGACGTAGCCGTCGTACGAGTAATCGACCTTCAGCGGTTCGGTGTGCCCGCCGGGGTGGGCGATGAGCTGGTAGCGGCTGTGGGCGGCGTCGCTGATCTTGTAGTGCGTGCCTTCGACGTAGGTCTTGGGCGAGCCGGTGCTGTCTTCAATGACCACGCTTTTGGAGCGCGGGTACTTCAAAAAGAAGTAGTCGCCGGGCTTGAGTTCGGCCAGCACTTCGTCGGTGACGGTGCCTGCCTGCTTGACCACGGCCTCGCCAAAGAAGGCTTGCGCCAGGGTGCGCGCGTCGAACTGCACCATGGACAGGCTCACTTGCAAGGATTTGCTGGTCTCCAGCTCCTTGAGCGTCAGGCGCTGGCCGGAGCAGGATTCCTTGAGCGTGGTGGTCTCGCGCGATGGCGTGGCCGTGAGCGTGCGGTTGCCGCAGCCGACGCTGTAGATATGGGTGAGGTAGCCCATTTCCGGGCGGCCGCGTTGCGGATCGAAGGTGCCGATCATGACCGGCCCCTGGCCGTTCCAGATCAGCGATGTGGATGCGATGCTCATGGCTTACTCCTTCTTGCCTTTGGTGGGGTTACCTTCGGGCGCCGCAGCCGGGGCCGCTGCCGGGGCGTTTTGGGCCACGCCAAGGCCCATCAGCCAGGCGGCCTTGTGCGCGGGCAGCGTCAATTGCGCGCCTGCGGGGTAGTCGCGCCCGGCATGGCGGTGCGGGCGCAGCAGGTGGATGGTGGTGGTTTGCATGTGTGTGCTCCTTTATTTCCAGCGGCCCCAGGCCATCAGATTGATGTCCAGCGCGGATTCTTTGGAGCCAAGGTTGATGGCTCTGAAGTGATTGACGCCCAGGTATTTACCGCTGACGCTGTCATAGGTAAACCAATTGGGTTTGACCAGCGCCATGGCGGTCGCTTGGCCGACGTCCGTGATGTACAAATGCGGCAGCGGCGAGACAAGCATGGGCTGCGGAAACTGCCAGCCTTGCTGCGTTTGCACGATGGCATTGGTGGCAAAGCCATTGGCGCTTCTGATCTGCATCCGGTGGCGGCACAGCAGCGTGCCATCGCCCCAGCGCACCCACGAGCCGTTGCCGTTTTGGCCGCTATCGACGATCACGCCGCCTTGCAGCGCCTTGATGTCGCCGCCCACGGCCGCAAAGGCAGCGCTGATGCTTTGTTGCATCGTCATGGCCACTGCTCCGCTCAGGCCTTGGCGGCGTTGTAGTCGGCCACGAAGCTGTGCGTGGGGGCGCCCACGCCGATGTTGGCGCAGGCCTGCTTTTGCTGCTCTTGACTCAACACTTGGGCCTGGTCGTAGCGCACGCGCTTGGCGATGTCGGCGGCGATGGTTTGCGCAAAGTTGGCGTCGTTGCCGAGGGCCTCAGCCAGCTCTTTGAGGGTGTCCAGCGCGGCGCCTGCGCCATCGGTGAGCTCGTTTTTGACGGCCAGCTTGGCCTCGTCGATGGCGGCGACCAACTTATTGGCGCTCCAGGTTTTATCCATCACGCCCGTGCCGGCGCTGTCGTCGATCTGCGCACCGGCGCTGGCGCTGAGCTGCTGCATGGCGGTGTGCAGCTCGGTGAGCGCGGCTACCAGGCTGGCCTTGGCGGTGGTGGGCAGCGCGCTCAAATCGCCCTGCTTGAGATTGATGGCTTTGATGTCTGCGCCAATGGTCTGGGCCAGGGTGATGATTTGGGCTTCCATGGTCATGTGTTTGCTCCTTGTGGTGCTTGGGTGATGGGGGTTGATGGGATCAGGACTTGGCCAGGATGTAATAGGCCACGGGGTCGCTCAAGGTGTCGGCCACGTGCAGGCCGCCGTCGCTGCCGGGCTTGAGGCGGTTGGCGGCGTCCGCGCTGATGAGGGGCGCTCCGCCGCTGCCTGCGCCTGGCGGGCCGGGTGGCCCGGCGGGGCCGGGCACGCCGACGATGGTGACGGTGTGGGCGGCGTGGCCTGTGTGGATGATGGTGATGGGGCTGCTCATGGCGTTGGCCTCCGGTTGTGGTGGGTTGGCAAGCGGGTTAGCGGGTGATGGCCTCGCACACGAGCACGGCCACGGTATCGGTGTGCATGACGCGGCCTGTGGCATCGGTGTAGCGCACGTCCAGCGCGGCGCGGCCTGCGGGCCATGCGGCGGTTTGGGCGCTGCTGGCGCGCAAGGCGTACTGACCGGCGGCGGCGTTGACGATGGCGGGGGCAAAGGCATACACCAGGCGCGCGGCGGCGTTGCGTTGCACGCTGCGCAGCTGGCAGGCGATGCTCCAGCCGGTGATGTCCAGCGGCAGGCCGCCGCCGGGGCCGCCGGCTTGCACGCGGCAGTGCCAGTCGATGCTGTCGCCGCGCTTGACGGTGATGGCGGGCGATGGGCCGCCGGGGCCGCAGGGGGTGCAGGGGGGGGTGCTCATGCTGTGCTCTCCTTGTGCAGCAGGTAGCGCAGGACGTAGCGGTCGGCAAAGAGCAGCACGCCCGCGTCGTAATCGAGCACGCGCCCGGCCTGCCACTCCAGCACGCGCGCGCCGCTGACTTCGGGGCGCCAGCCCAGCAGGGCACAGCGCACCTGGCCGATGAGCTGACGGGTTTGCGCGGCCATTTGCCCGCCGCCTTGCTCGCGGTAGTGGCGCAGCGCCAGCACCACGCCGATCTCCACCACGCTTTCTTGCGTGCACACGCCGATGGATGCAGGCACCTTGCCGGTGTTTTGCTCCTCGCCAAACACCACGTAGGCGCTGGGCGTGCGAAAGCTGCGCAGCTCTTGCACGGCGGCGTAATCGGCCATGTTGCCCACGGCCTGCAAGGCGGGCACAGCGTTGGCCAGGCGCTGCACGATCAGGCTGGTATCGAATGGCTCAAACCCCATGACGGCCCCCTGTCAGCGCCAGGCGCGCAGCTCGTCGCGGCTGAAGATGCGCCCGCCATCGGACTGGCCCCAGCGCTGGTCTGGGCCGTTTTGGTTGGCAAAGCGCGCATCGGTCTGGTGCACGGCCACGGCGTCATCGGCGCCCAGGCTGAACTTGCCATCGGCCGTTTGTTGCAGCAGGCGCTGGGCGTCGCGCCAGTCGCGCACGATGGGGTCCTTGTCGTCCATCGAGCGGCGGTTCTTGTGCAGCAGGTAGCGGGCGATGGCGCGGCACCAGGCTTGCACCAGGGAGGGCACGGGCGAGAGCGGCAGCGCGTAGCCGCGCTTGGCCAGGTAGCCGTCGATCAGGGCGGCGGCGTCCTGCACGGCGTCGTCGATGCGCGCCAGGGCGCGGCGGGCGGCCTGCACCTGCTCATCGGGCCAGGCACTGGTGTCTGCGCCGCGCAGGGCGGCGTCGAGCAGCTCGGCGCTGACCTCATCGGCGTGCTCGTCGCTGGCGACCTGGGCCAGCTCCAGCGCGCCGGGGCGCTCGGCCAAATCGGCATGGGTGATGTAGGGCATGGGCGGTGCTGTCGATGTGGGGTTACAGCCAGTCGGCCACCAGCACATCCACCACGTTCTTGACGTCGTTGGATTCGGTGGCTGTGCCTGCGGCGTTGGGCACCAGGTCGGACTCCAGCAGCTTCTTGGCCACAAATCGCAGGGCCTTGGGCACAACCAGCAGGTTGGGGCTGATGCCCAGCGGGCGGCCGTGGTCGCCGGTGAGCGTTTCCATGGCGGTGATGGCCGCCTTGAGGTTCTCGGCCGTCAAATCCTTGTTGCTGGCGTGCGCCAATTGCCAGAAGCCAAAACCGGCATTGCGGCGGCAATCCACGCCGTAGATGTACTGGGAGCGATGGAAAACGTTTTCATCGCTCTCACCCGTGAGGCTGACGAACGTGGGCGCCTTGCGCGACTGGTAGATCAGCGGCTTGAGGCTGCGGCGCGTGTCCAGCAAATACCAGCTCGGGCCGCTGCCGCCATCGCTGAGGTTGGAGACGGCCACTTCCTTGCCCTTGTCGTTGAGGACTTTGTGCGCCGCACTGAAAAACGGCTGGCCGTCGTAGCACAGCGCCGTGCGCCCCTCCTTGAGCAGGCCGAAGACGAGCTGATCGGGGTGGGCGGCAACGGCGCTGCCCATCTCCTGCATCAGCGGGGTGTAGACGCCATAGGTGTCGTCTTCAATGGCTGTGCGCGGCACGCCCACGGTCAGCTCAAAGGGGCGGTTCTTGATGGTGTAGCCGTGGTTGCCAATGGCGTGCACCACGCGATCGCCGAGCCATTCGCGCAGGCCGGGCAGTTGGCCCAGCCAGCCGTATTCCTCGGCGGCGGTGGTGCTGGGCACGGTGGTGGCAATCTGCCCGTACTGGCTGGCCGCCTGGCCCAGGCCCTGCTTGAAAGCGGCGTTGAAGGCGGTATAGAGCGCCTTGAGGTTGGTGTTGTTGATGTGCATGGTGGTTGTCCTTGTCGTCAATCAAGCTTTGGCGCCGATGCGCACCCACACGCCGGCGTCCTCCACGTCCAGCACCACGCCGGCGATGCAATTGCCGGTTTTGCCGACGGTCTGGTCGTCCACCACGTAGGCATTGGCGCCAATCTCTGCGCGGGTGATGGCCGCGCTGGCTGCGGCGTTGTCAAAGCGGAACACGCTGATGAGGCCATCGACGTGCGCATCGCCTGCGGCGGCGCTGGCGCGCTTGCGGGCTACGGCGCGCACGGCGCCGCTGTCGCTGGCCGCGGCCGGTTTGGCCTTGCCTGCCTTGAGCACGTACATGCCCCCGGCGTAAATCGTGGCGCCCGCATCCAGCGGATCGGCCACCAGATCGCCCTTGCGCTCGGGCGTGGCGCGGTCTTTGTTGAGTGCAGCCATGGGTGTCCTCCTTGCTTACTGTTTGCCGCTGGCAAAAACTTCCGGGGTGAGGCCGCAGGCGGCGGCCACGGCCAGCTCATCGCTGCTCAGACCGCCCGTACCTGGCGCGGTGCCGGCGGGTGGCTGGCCCTTGGTTTGCGTGCCGCTCAAGGCGGCAATGGGCTGGGCGGTTTGCAAATAGCTGCTCAGGGCGGCGAGATTGGTTTTGCCCAGATCGCGCGCCCAGGCCTCTTGTGCGGGCAGCAGGCGGCCATCGGCCAGGGCGGGGGCGACGAGGTCGTCCACCTCGCGCTCGCGCTGGCGGGCCGTGAGGGCGGCCACGCTGGCTTGCAGCTCCTGCACAGCGGCAATGGGAACGAACTTCGCGGGGTCGGGTTGGGCCGCCGCAGTGGCCTGGGCGCTCAGGCTGGTGCAGGCGGCGGTGATGCTCTCGGCGCTGGCGTCAATGCCCAGGCTGAGCGCTGCGCGCGCGGCTTCGGCCTGGGCGCGTTGGGCGGCGCAGGCGGCCAGGGCCGCGTCTTCGCTGGTGGATTCGGGCAGGCCCAGGGCCGCCAGCAGTTTTTGCAGCAGGGTCATGGTCGTACTCTCCTCGTCAAGGGTGGTGGTGTGGGGGGCAGCCATCCATTTGCTGGTGGCCGCGGCCATCAGGTCGATGGCCTGCATGCCGTGGATGGCGGGGTTGTTGGTCAGCGCGCCCATCAGGATGCGGCGCACCTCGCCGGTTTTGCTGGCGTACTCCAGCACAGGCGAGAAGTAGCGGTATTCGCCGCCTGCAATCAGCTCGCGGGCGCGGGCGGTGAGTTCGGCCTCGGCAAAAAGACCCCGGCCCTCAATCCAGCGCAGGCCGTGTATCCAGCCCGCAGCTGGGGCAGGCTGGCCGTTGGCCTCGCTGCGCAGGGTTTGGTGCTCGTAGTCGATGACGGGCGGCTGCGCAGCGCTGAAGGCGGCGATGACGCGCTGGGCAATGGCGGCGTTGATGCGCCAGGCGGGCACGTCCATGGGGCGGCCGTCGCTGGGCCGGAAATCCCGCGCGGGCGTCAGTTGCAGCAGCACGCGCGGCGGCTGCCCGTTTGCAGCCCCTTGGGCGCTCTGGGCGCTCTGGGCATGGATGGCCGCCGCGGCATCGAAGGCGCAGGCGGCGATGGCAATAGCGGTTTGGGCGGGTGCTGTGCTGGACATGCCGCCATGATCGGCAGCGAGGCGGCGCAAGTCTTTTGACAGGTGTCAAAACTGGAGTGCGCAAAAAAGCCCGCCAGAGCGGCGGGCCGGGTGTTTGTTGAGCGTTGCCTTAGCTTTTGCGCGCAGCGATGAAGGCCGTTACAAGCCCCACCAGAGTTGTGCCCCCGATGATGGAGGCCACAACGGTTTTGTCGTACATGGCCAGATAGATGGCGCCGCCTATGCCTGCGCAGGCAATCAGCAACGCGAAAACAAGGCCAGCAATGCGGTCGATGAAGGTCATGGTGTTGACGCGTCGCGTCTCGGCGTGACGAAAGACGATTTCTTCACTGGTTTTGTCAAACAGCCATTGCACCTTTTCCGGGGCAATTTCCTTGAGGCGCGCCAGTTGCTCTATGGGCAACAAAGGGGCGTCGGTCGTAGTCTCCGAAAGGGCCAGCTCATCGCCTCTGGAAGAGCGGGCGCGGGCATGGGTTTGGCGATTGGACATCAGTGTTTTTTCGCGGTTACTCGCAAATGACGTCCCAAGGTACGGCGCAGATCCAGATCCACGGCGCGCATATCGGCTGCGATGCGTGCGGCGTCGCGGGCGGCGTCGCCTGGACGGGGGCGGATGTAGTGACGCGCCGGGCTAAAGGGGTTGCCCACCGAGGCCCCGGCGCGCGCGAGCACTTTGAGCAGCGCTGTCATGGTTTCTCCTTGAGTGGGTGCAAAAACGGCCTTGATGTTACGTCAGGTGAAAAAGACTTTCAATGTCCAAGGCTGCTGCGTGCGCCCGGGGTGGTCGGGCAAAGCGTTTCATAAAGCGGTTTATGGCCTCTGTGCGGGGCGTTCGTGGCGGGGCTGGTACGAAGGCTTGGGGCAAAACGTGCCGTGCGCGCCGTTTGGCGGGAATGAATTTTTGCACCGGCTTCACCTGAGGTCTTTGTGCAAGTACTGCTGCACGATTTCTACGATGGTTTGCGCATCCTTCTCGCCCAGGCGCCCGGTGTTGGGGTTGGAAGTGAGCAGGCCGCGGCGCTTCATGCGTTTGGTGCCCCATTCATGGTAGGCCGCGTAGAACTGATCGAAGCCGATGCTGACGCTGTTTTTGTCATGGCTGACGGAGATGCCATCGAACATGCTGCCGTAGCGCTCCAGCATCAGGCCGCGGCCGGGGCCGTCTTTGCCTTTGGCGGCCTTGCTGCCGCGCCAGGGGTAGCTTTTCTTGGTGGACTGCTCCCAATCGCCCCATTTGTTGCCGTCCGGGTCCCTGCGGGTTTCGTAGCGCGCGCGCATGTTTTGCTCCAGCGCGTGGCCGATGCTGTCCATGACCGGGCTGAGGTCGCTCATGCGCTCGTGCAGCTGTTGCAGATAGGGGCGCAGCGCGCTGTCTTCGAGCTTGATGGTGATGGGCATGGCAGTCTCCTTTAAACCGCTTGTGGTAGATTGGGGGTAAGTTTTTTGCCGCGCATGACGCCGGAAAATAATCCTGCGCGCCGAGCACGGGGCTCCGGGCCAAGGCCCGGCAGCGCCGGATGAGGGGACAGTAGGCCCTCCATGCGTGGCCCCGCTTTCTCAATCCAGGCTGCCGTCGAGCAGCTCCAACTGGCCACCGGCGACGTTGCCGCGTATGTCTGCCAGGCTCGCCCAATAGGCCGTGCGCAGACTGGCCGATTCTTCCCCCTTGACTGTATAAGCAGGCGCTACGACCACACGCTGGGCCTGGGCCCCTTGCGGGGCCAGCACGTACAGCAGGGTTTGATTGTGTTTGTCCAGCAGCACGGCCTTGGGTCTGCGCAGATTGGCGCTGAGGGCGCGCCAATCGCCCTCGCTCAGGGCGTCGCCCTTGCCCTCGTGGCGTTTGGCCTTCTTGCCAATGACGCGGCTGTCTTCGACCCGGATAGCGGCGTTGGGCACGTCGATGCCCTTGTTTTTGAGCGCGGCGACATCTTGCGGGCGCACGAATCCCAGCAGCGCCATGCGCTTGCGGGCGATGGGGTCGGCCATCAGATCCGTGATCCAGGCGGCCCAGGCCTTGTCCACCAGTTCAGCGCCTTCGGGGCTTTGGTTGATGGCCTGACCAAGGGCCGCGCCCAGCTCGGCCGGGGCGCTGGCGGCTTTTTGCGCCAGTTGCCGCGCCATGCTTTGCCATTGGGCGCTGGCCTCGCCCACGTTGTAGTCAAAGCCTGGCGAGACGCCCGGCACGATCTGGCGCACTTCGCCGGTGCGTCGGTTGATCCATTCCCTGGGCTGCTCCTGGGGCGGCTCGGTGCGCAGGGGCGCTCCGGTGGGGCTGGCGCCTGCATCGACCTCCTCCTGGCGCATGGCGACCACGCGGCAGCGGCAGCGCCAGCCGTTGGGCGGGTAAATCTGCTGCCATAGCGGGTGGTCGACCGGCAGCGTCAGGTTGTGCCAGCGCGCATGCTCGGGGCGCACGTGCTCATCGCCCACCGTCACGTAGCGCAAATAGGGGTAAAGGTGCTTGTTACGCTGGATGCGCTGCCATTGCCCGGCTGCGTGGGCAGCGCGGGTGTTGGTGTCGTAGATCAGCTGCAGGCGGCTCGGATTGAAATGGGTTTGCACGGTCTCGCCCGTGGCCGGGTCCACCACAGCGTTGAGGCCCCACCAGCCCTTGTCACGCAATGTCCGCTCGACGTCGCGAATGAAGTCGCGTCGGCTCAAATCGCCCTCAGTGGCGCGCTGCACGGCCTCGTAAACGGCTTGCAGCGTATCCAGGCAGGCAAGGCGGCTGACCGTGAAATTGCGCAGGTGCTCGTCTGCATACACGTCAAGCCAGTTGTAGCTGGTCAGCAGCTTGCTGCGCGCTTGCATGTATGCGACGGCATCTTGCGGCAGCAGACGCCAGAGCTGGGCAAACTCGGCCGCTGTCAGGGCATCGGGGGTATCGCTCATGCCCGCCCCTCATCGGCGGCATCGCCGCGCAGCCCGGCCACGCCTGCGGCGCGGGCGGCAAAGGTCAGCGCGTCCAGCGTGCGCTGCAAAGCGCTGGCATCCATGTCTTGCAACAGCTGCGGCAACGCGGCCAGAAACTCCTGCGCGCTTTGGCCCTGGGTGCGCGCCCGCTCCAGGGCGTCGAGCAGCGGTTGCAGCATGGGCTGCATGGCGGGCTGCCAATCCTGCGCGGCCTCGTCGATGGCCTCTTGCAATGGGTCAGGCTGGGGGTTTTCTGCAAATGCAGCAGGCTGGGCCGACAAGGCGGCGGCAGGAAGCGTTTTATAAAACGCTTGGGCGGGGTTTTGCGGCCTGTTTGGTACATCGGCCCCGGCGGCGGGCAAAAAGCGCGTGTGGGCCGCAAAATGCGCCGGGCCGTTTGCGGCGGGTGTGGCGGGCGCTTGCAACACCGCCTGCCCTTCTTCCGGCTGCGGGATGCCCAGCTCCTCTTGTGCCCATTGCACCGGGATTTGCATGCCGATGGCCACCAGCTTGGGCAGGGCATCGGCGTAGGCCGTCAGGTCTTCGCGTTCGCGCGTCTTGAAAGAGAACACCGGCGCGCGGCGCATGCCGCCCGGGGCCAGGCCATTGAGCGCGGCCAGCGGGTAGAGTAGATCACGCGTGAGCGTGCTGCCCAATTGCCGGATGTCCGAATCGCGCAAATCCTTGCGCACCTCGTTGTGCACATTGCCCAGCGCGTTGGTGCTGGATTTGCCATCGGCGCTGCTGGTCAGCGTCGCACCCAGGATCACTTTGGACTGCGTGCGCTCGCACCATTCGATCATCAAACGGAACGCCTCCGGGTCCCCCCGCGCCGCGTCCATGAACTCCAGCTGCATGCCCTCGGGGATGATGCCCGCCGCATTGTGGCCAATGCCAACCAGCGCGCGCAGCAGCGTGGTTTTTTCCTTGTCGCTGGCGCCGTGCGGGTACTTTCCGATGCGCACCGGGATGCCGTAGATCTCCAGGAATTCAGCCAGATCGCCCACGCTGTAGTTCTTGAACAAATACGGCCACACCAGCGCGCGGAACATGGCCGTGCGCTCCAGATAGCCGCTCTTGGCCTTGTGCACGTGCGTGATCCAGCCAAACGGCCACAGCCGCTCGCCCACGATGCCATCGGCATCCGTGCTGCCCGTGCGCAGGCGCAGCTGCTGGCGCTGGCCGCGGTGCAGGGTAAACCAACTTTGCGGCCGGTGCGTGATGTGCCGCGGCACATGGTAGGGGCCGACTTTGTGCCACTCGATTTCAAGGCATGCAAATCCCTTTCCAATAGCGTCTGTCACATCGAACAGCACGTCCTCGAAATCAGCGATCTCTGCCACCAGCTCCGTCAGCTCGGCAGCGGCCTTTTGCTCTGCGGCGCTGGGGTTGTCCGGCGGGTCGATGCTCCAATCGACCAGCGCGGCGCGGCGGCGCTTGCCCAGCTCGGCGGCAATGTGGCCGTCCTTTTCTTCCATGTCCTCGAACAGGTCAAACTGGGAGAGCAGGTCGCCGTTTTCAGCTCTGTCGAGGATGGCCGCCAACTTGGTCGGCGTCAGCCCCCGCGTGGGGTGCGTTTGCAGCTCGCGCTGCAAATGGCCGTAGTGCGCCGTCTGCGGCTCGTACAGGGCGTGGCGTTCGATGGGCTTGCCATCGGGCCCCAAAATCTTGCTCTCTGCCATGGTGGCCTCTCTCCTTACCAGCCCTCGGGCTCGGGCAATACAAAGTCCAGCGCATCGGCCTGGGCGGTCGTTGTGTTGTCGAACCCGCGCGCGTGCGTGGGCACGGGGATGTAGTCGATGGGGGCGGCCGGGTTACTGGCCGCGTGCAATGCCAGCGCCAAGGCCCAGAACCGGTCGGCGTGGCCGTCCTCGGTGGCCTCGGCCACAAAGCGGACATTGCCTGCGGCCGTCGTCACCTTGCGCACCAGGCGCAAATCGGCGCGAATCTTGGCGTCTTGCGGAATGCGCAGCGCGCGGTCCTCCATGGCATTGCGCACCGGGTAGGCCAGCGCCTCTTTCACGCCCGCGGAAAAGGTCACGCCCTCCACCCGCTGCGCGCCGAATTTGTCCTGCGCGTCATCCGTCCAGCCAATGCCCAGGCCCGTGGCGTCAATGCAAATGCGCTGGCATTTTTCGAACCAGGGCCAGAGGATTTTTTCCTGCTCACTCTTGCGCATGCGCTCCATGGTTTCGACATGGCGCGTGTACAGCACATCGCCCAGCTGCTCCACCACCCACAGCACCGTCAAATCGCGCTTTCGGCCAATGTCCACCCCGCAATACAAGGGGCCATCGCCCAGGCTGTGCCAGTCCACGCCTGCGGCGTACTCGCACGATGCAATCAGGTCGTAGGCCAAAAACTTGGCATCGTCATCGGCCGGGTTGCACATGTACTCCTGCTGGAAGCTCTCCTCATCGGCGCAGCCCGCGCGGATGAAGTCGAAGTACGCCGCCTCGTCCATGGCCTGGCACTCGTCATCGTCGGGCAGGCGCTCTTGCAGCTTGTAGAGAAAGCCATCTTCCAGCGCGCGTTGCAGCGTCACCGTGTGCAGGCTGATGTTCTTCGGGTTGCCCCGCTCCTTGACCTCGCGCACCAGCTCATTGAAAAAGTTGCCGCTGCCGCGGTGCGTGGAGATCAGCTCCATGTTGCCGCCCCAGGTAATGCCCGGGTAGGCAATGCTCCAGAGCTTGCGCGGGTCGGGGTGCAGGGCAAACTCATCCAGCACGCGCCCGCCGCGCTTTCCCGCCTGGGCATCGGGGTTGGAGCTCATGCTGTGGATGCGCCGGCCGTTGGCAAACTCCAGCACGTAGGCGCTGATGCGGGCCTTGTCATCAAGCACCACCTCGCCCAGATCGCGCGCGGCCAGTTGCATGATGCCCGCCCACAGCTTGCAGTCTTCGACGAACAGGCGCGCCTGCAAATCGTCGCGGCTGCTCACCCATTGGTCGTGCCGCGCACCCTGCGCCGCCGTGCGCTCCACACAGGCGTAGGCGGTGGACCACGACAGGCCGATCTGGCGGGATTTCTCCATCAGCTTCAGCCGCGCGCCGTCCTTGATCCAGGCCGCCTGAAACGGCAAGAAGATGCCCTCTGGATTGGCCGGGATGATGCGGGCCTTGCCCTTTTGCGTGCGCATACTTGCCCCTCACTCAATGCCCAGCACGCGGCGGATTTCGGCCATCGCCTCAGCGGACACCCCCGGCTTGGCCTCCAGGGTCTTGAATGCGGCTTTTTGCTCTTCCAGCAACTTCCTGCGCCCGGCCTCCTCGGCCTTGGCCTGAAACTGCTTGAGCGTCACGCTGGAGCGGGTGAGCGTGGCAATGTGCTTGGCCGCCTCGCTGAGCAAGCCGATGCGCTCGGCAGGCTCCAACTGCTGACCATCGGGCCCCGGCTCGTCTGCGGCCTGTAGGGCGAGGATGGCCTCGAACAGCTCGGTTTGCACCAGGCTGGTCAGCGCTTCGCTGCGGGCATCTTCTTTGTCGGCGGCGTGCTTGCGGATCAGCATGGCCGCCTCGGTGCTCGCCTTGATCGCCGCCAGGCGGCGGTCGAGCTTGCTGCCATAGCGGTGCAATGCCGTGCGGCTGGGCAGCTCGCCCGCCTTCGCCTCGGCCGGGAAGCGCTCTTGCAGATCCGCAATCATCTCATCGAGCGTCTGCGCGCCCGTGGCCAGCATCGCCTCGATGTAGGCTTTGATCTCGGCGGGCAGGCGGCTGATGCTGCTCTTGCGTCCCATGGCCGCGCCTCACCAGTACTTGGCGGGCCGGGCAATGCCCGGCTCGCAATCGACCGTGTACTCGGCCACGTCCACGCCGTGGCGCGTGAGCTTGCCCTGCCAAATGCCATCGGGGCGGCGCTCCAGCGCCACCAGATCGCGGTCGCTCAAGTACTCCAGCTCACGGCGCAAATCCAGCAGCGTGGCATCCGGGTATTGGGTCTGGGCCACGGTCAGCACCAGGGCATCGGTCGCGCCAATCGGGCGGGCATTGTTGAGGGTCAGCACAATCAGCCAGCGCAAACCTTCACGGCGCGCGCGGGCCAGATCAAGCGGGGTGGCGGTGGTCATGGCTTTTGGCCTCCTATCAACATTTGGACATTGGTCAATTGCCCGGCAATGGCATCAAGCCGGGCCTGCGTCACGCTCTCGCTGCGGATGTGGTCGGTGCGCTGCAAATACGTCATGGGCAGCTCCGCCTTGAAGACCAGAAACTCCCGCTCCAGCTTCTGCACCCGCACGGACTCCTCTTTTTGCGAGATTTCGATGCCGTCCAGGCGCTTATGCAGGCTGGCTTGCATGCCCTGGCCCGCGCGCTCCAGCGCGGCAAACTTGGCGTCCTGGTGCTTTTGGTGCTGGGCCAGCAGCAGCTTGCCCACACCGGCGGCCGCACCAAAAATCGTGATCAGCAGCCCCACTAACCAAGTGAATTCAATCTCTAAAGTCATCGCTTTTGCTCTCTTTCCAGGGCTGTCTGACAACCCACGCAGCGCCGCACGCCCGGCAACGCCTGGCGGCGCGCGGCCTGGTGGGCGAGCTGGTCGTGCAACCATTCCTGCCCGCGCTCCTGCGCGCGATCCATCACATCGCCCATCACTGCCCCTGCTCCAGCCAATCAATCAAACGGCGGTGCCGCCAGGCGCACAGGCCATAGACGTCGTACATCTCTTTGAGCGTCAGCAACACGGCATCAGCCTCCGCTATCGGCACCTGCGCCGGGGGCGGGCAGCTTTGCATCAGGGCTGCCGGCGGCGCGGCCTGCGGCAGCGTCAGCGGCGCGCTGGCGGGCGTTGACCAGGTGCTGCATGACGCCGTCGTCATAGCGGCAATCAGCGCGCTCGGCAGCGTCCAACTCCAGGGCTTGCTTGAGGGCATGGGTCGTTCTCCGGTTGGTGGTTTCCATGGCGCTGGCCGTGGCCCGGATGGCCTGGCTGGCGGCCTGGCTGGCCGCAATCAGCGCGGTGTGCTCGGCCACGGCGGCGCGGTATTGCTCCAGTTGCCGGGCCTGGGCGGCCACAGTGGCGCGGTCGGCGCGGGCCTGGGCGGCAGATTGGCCGCTGAGGTGGCCGATGGCGTAGACGGTGCACAGGCCGGCCAGCACCAGCAGCGGGCCGATGAGGCGGGGCAGCATGGCGGTCATAGGGCACCCCACAGACTGCCCAACAGGCAGCGCCAGAGCACGGCGCTCAGCAATGCGATTTGCAGGGGCACGGGCATGGTCATGGCTCCACCGTTTGGCCCCAGCTCGCATAGCGCGGCTGCAGGGCGATCAGGATGCGGGCGGGGTAGCCCAGGTTCTCGGGGCAATGGCTGGCATGGCGGCGCGCCTGGCCGCAGGCAGCGTCCACCCGCTGGCGGCTGGGCTGCGCCAGGCCGGTGGCGGCGGCTTCGCGCTGCCAGTGGCCCAGGCCGCCGTTGTAGGCGCGCAGGGCCACCCACCAGCGGTCAAATGCGCTGTAGCGTGCGGGCGTGCGCTCGTACAGCCAGCGGTCGTAGCCCACCAGCGCGCGCAGCGCCCAGGTGGGGTTGTGCGGCAGGCAGGCATCGGGCGGCGTGCCTGTGCGCTCGCACCACCAGCGCGCCGTGGCAGGCATGAACTGCGCCAGGCCGCGAGCGCCCACGTGGCTGATGGCATTGGGACGCCAGGCGCTCTCCTGATGCACCTGGGCCGCAAAGACGGCAATGGGCGCATCCAGCCCCCAGGCGCTGTGCGCGGCGCGGACGAGATCGCGCCGGTAGTGCTGGGCAGCGGCGGGGATGGTCTGGGCCTGGGCGGAGGAGGAGAAAAATCCGCCCGCATACAAGATCGCCAGATGAATCACCACGGACGCCACCGTGGTCCAGAAGTTGTGCGGGCCGCTGTGGGCCTTGCCGTGCAGGTAGGCGGCGGCCAGCAGTGAAGCCAGGAGCAAGGCCAGCATGGCCCATTGAGGCCATCCCATATCAGGCCCCCAGCGCCACGGCCAGCACAGTGGCGGCGACGATCAGCGCGCGGCGCAGCATGACGGCGGCCAGGAAGTACAGCCGGCTGTGATCGGGCGGGTACAGATCGCGCAGCGCATCCAGCTGAGGGCGCGCATAGGGGAAGATGGCGCGGTCAATCCAGTACCCGGCCACGGCGGCCAGCGCGATGAGATTGAGCTTGTAGAGCGTGACGGGCAATTGGCCCGGCGCAATCAGCAGCACCAGGGCAGAGAGCACAGCGGCAATGGCCCACCAGCTGGTCAGGCGCGGCAAGCGGCCGAAGGTGTAGGCATCGGTGGATAGGGTTTCGGGGGTACGGGTATCGGGCATGGCGGCTACTTCCAAAAGGCAAAAAAAACGGGCATCCGTTGGGATGCCCGTGATGGTGCTTTTTGGGGTAGCCCTTGTCTTTTGACAGGTGTCAGAAGATGCGCGGCAAAGCTGCGCCGTACCTGCGGGGGGGTGGGTCAATCAAGCGTTTTTAATGTTTGCTTATTTCGAGGGGCGGCCCTTCTACCCATCCTTTTGCGGCATTCACGGAAGCGCCGCTTTGTATTTTTTCCAGTAGCTCTTGCCGCTCCTGACGCCTCTTGCTTTCCAGCTTCTGGGCGCCCCGCTGCGCGCGAATTTGCTCATCCCAGCAGCGGGCCAGCAAATAGCCAAAGATCGCTATGGCAACGGCAGCGCCACAGCCAAGCACCATGGGATACCAGATCACTCCTGCCAACTGGTGGGAGATGGCCGGAGCCGCCGCCGCGAGCGCGGCCAACGCAGCCAGTGCGGCCCATCGGGTGGCTTTGCGGCGCTGAGCGGCGCTTAAATCAACAAATCGCTGATATGCCTGCGCGGTCATCTGGTCTGTGTCCAGCAGGTCATCCATCCGGTCTCTCATGCCCCAGATCGCCGTGGCGCACATCATGCAAAAAGGCGAAAGCACGCCAGAGGCCCAGGCAATGATTTGCCCGCTACCGGCCAGCAGCCGCCAGGCCAACTCCCCCAGCCCGACACAAACTGCAAGCAATACCAACAAAGTAATCGGCCGCGGGGCGACCAGCCAGATGACTAGCTGGCTGGCAGCTCTTGCGATGACACTTTGTTGAGCAGCCATTGCCGCAGCCCTTCGTAAACATCTGTGGCGTTAAGCTGGCCATCGTAAGACGTGAGGCGAATATCCCCTTTGAGCTTCAGCTCGGAGCCTTTGATGCTGCCGCCACCAATCAGTTCAATTTCGGTCTCCACATCCTCAGAGTTGCGCAGCGCAGCTCCCAGCGATGTCATCAACTTTTCCCCATCCTCTGTCGTGCTGCGGCCATAGCGCAGCGTGACGCTCATCTCAATGTTGGAGCCCGCCAACTGGTCAAAGTCTATCTTTGCCGCATCAATGGGCCTCATCAGCTTTTTCAGCGCAGCCAGCACCCCGTAATCCTCAGACGTGGCAACTGCCGTTGTATGCAAGGCAACCTGCCGGGTTGTGGGCTGCTTTTCAGGCGCGCTGGCCGCACTGCCGTCTTCGGTGTCTTTCACGGGGGGCATGATCGACGGGGGCATGACCTGCCCGCCAATCTTGATGGCCTTGACCCCCTTGCCTTGGCTGACTTTTTTCTGCAATGCCTCACTGGGCGTATCGAGCAGCTGCAACGTGTTGGTGCCCTCCAGAACTCCTGAGGCGTGCAAATACCATTGCAGATAGGATTCTAGATGGACGGCTTTCAATGCCTGCGATTGCATCAGCACCATGTGGTTGTCAACCACGCCAAAGTACATCATGGATGCCAGAAACTCCCGCCTCTTGCCGTTTTCCGCCTGGGGCGCGGCGACCTTCTCCAGCACAACCTCTTCACAAAGCTCATCATCAATGAAGCACAGTGGATCGGTGCCTGGCGTGTACGTCATCAAAGTGCCAAACACGAACCCGTTGGGCTCATCTTTGGGGATGCCCAAGGCGTGGTAGATCGGATCATCTTCAGCCGCCACGTTCTTTCTGCGCTCGCCAAGGGTTTTTCTCTTCCGTAGCGCAGCAGCCAGCAGGCTCTTGAGCGTCTGCCCCTCGACGCTGGTGTGGAATTGAACCCTTTTGTAGACAACGGCTTTTTGAACCCGCTTTCCTCTCGCACTCATAGAGGCCACCTTTCTAGTCACTCGAGATAAACGCCCGCGCCCGCATGTGCAATGCTTGCCTTGGCCTCTATCAGTTCGTTGAGCAGGTACTTGATGATTGCTGCTTCATCGGGTTTGTCGCTCATTGCTTGCTCCGTTGCTGTTTGCGCCATTGCCATGGGCGGGTCTGACCAGATGCCGCGCCGCACAGGGACTTCAAGCTGAGTCCCCTCGGGTTCGCTTGAAGTTGTTGTCATCACGGCAATACTCAAGCGCGTCAAACACAATCCCTGCAATGCGGGCCAAGTGCTCGGGCTGGTTGAGCAGGATGCTGTCGCCCGTGCCGATCTGCAGGCCTGCGCGCTCAATCTCTTTCTTTCGATGTTCCGTCAATGGCACACACACAAAGATGCAGGGTTGTCGCTTGTCTGCCTGATAGCGCAGGAGCCAGCGGTTGACTTTGCCTTGGTAAAGAAGGGAGTAGTAGCTTTCGGTGTCCTTGGCCGTAATGTCTGCCTGCGCGCCCAGAATCTCCAAGGCCACTTCCAACAAACGCCGCTCTGCGTATGTGGTCACGATACGTGGGTTATCGGCATCCACGATATCGGCCATAGGGTCAATCTCAGGCTCTGGCTCCGCAGCCAAAACCTCTGCTGGGGCGGCAGCGGGCGCTTTCATGGACAGGCCGGAAACCACCATATTGCTCACGGCACGCTCAACAGCCTGCTTGACAAGCGGTGCGATGCTTTCTAGGAATCGGGCGTTGAATTGGCGCTGGATGTCGGCGCGGCCAGCCACGTAGCGCACAAAGTCCACATCGGGTTCGCGCAGGCTACTGCTGATCACTTCAGTAAACGCATTGAGATAAACCGTCTCTTCTGCCAGCGTGCGCAGTGCTTCGGGCTGAAACTCGTCGTGGCGAAAGCGGCGCAGGCGCTGCAAGAACGTGATGTCCATATCGCCAAAGTCCACCGTTAGAAACGGGGTGCTGTCCATCACGTTCTTGTTGTTCAAGTCGGTGAAAAAGCGCCACTCCTCCCCATTGGTGATGGCGGCGATGGTCACTTCCGGGGTGGCATTGAAGTAGCGCGAAAGCTGCGGGCAATGGTTGTTGAGCTTTTCGCTATGTGCCTTGGCTTCGATGAACATGACAGGCACGCCGTGGCAGAACAAGGCGTAGTCCACGCGCTCGCTGCTTTTCACGCCCGGGAAGTCGGCACCGTATTCGGCTTTGACTTTTGTCGGGTCAAAAGGTGAGAAACCAAGAATGTCGAGCACCGGCAAGATCAGCGCTTGTTTAGTGGTTTCCTCACTGTTGCAATGCGCCGCCACGGCTTTGACGTGCTCGGCATGCTTGCTCATTCGTTCGGTAAAAGCGTCCATTTGTCTCTCCTGCATTGCGTGATCGGGGGCGTCTCAAGCACCCGCGCCCGCATGGCTTGATGCGGGCTTTTTTTGTTGGGGCGGGGGCGCCTGCACATAGATGTGCACGTGGGTGTGGCTGCCCCAGTTGTGGATGGCGTGCGCGGCTTGCGCGATTTGCCGGGCGCTGGCCGTGGTCAGCGCGCCATGCCCGGCACTTGCGGCCTCAGCCCTTGCCAGAGCGCTTTCTTGCATTGGGTTTGTCTCCTTTTTGTTGTTTGAAAAAACCGATCGCCCCGGCGTTGTGGATGGCGCCTGCCTGTTGGCCTATTTGCACGTTGCCGCTGCCTGATTGGTGCAGGCTGAAACCAGCCTGTGCTGTTGCGTCCACAGGGTCTTTGGCCGGCAGTGCGGGAGGCACTTCATCTAAAGCGGCATGAAGCAACTCGTCGAGAGACATGCCAAGAAGACGGGTGATCTTCACTAAATACAAAAAGTCGGCTGTCACCTCGCCGTTTTCTATTCGGTACTGCTGAGAGAGCGCCACTCCAGCGGCGGCGGCCAAATCTCCTGGCTTCAGCTTCTTTTTGCCTGATGCCACACGGATTGCTGCACCCAAGCCTATGCGGAGCGCCACTTCTTCCTCGGTGAGTTCTCGTTTCGGCATATCCCTACTAAATAGTCAAGAAATTTCCCAGCCTTGCGAATTTCCCAGGGCTGGGAAATAATTCACACCAACAAACGGCCTAACCCGGCCCTAACCACACTGCAAGGAGCAAAAAAATGACCTCAATACGCACTCCAGATGGCTGGCCATCAAGCTGACGAAGTCCACTACCGCCCCTTCGATCTTGTTACACCAAATTACACCATTTTAGCCATGAAGAAACTTCGCACATCGGCCCAGGCGCGCCAGTGGCTCAGTGAGCAGGGCATCACGGTCACCCAATGGGCGCGCGATCACGGGTTCAGCACCAGCCTGGTTTTTGAGGTGCTCTACGGCCGCAAGCGTTGCCTGCGCGGCAAGAGCCACAACATCGCCGTGCTGCTGGGTATGAAGCACGGGCAGTTGACGGACAAACCGGCGCGCGTCAGCCCGGCGCAGCGTCAGCAAGAAGAAAGGGCTGCGGCATGAGCGCACCCACCAAATCGGCCGCCCCCGTGCTGGCGGTGCTGGAGGCGCTGTGCGGCTTTGCCGCCAACGGCGCGACGAACAAGGACTTGGCGGCGGCCTGCCGCACGACGCCGGTGGCGATTACGCGGGCGACGCAGACGTTGATCGATTACGGCTGGTGCCGCAAGGCCGAGGACACGGGGCGCTTTTACCCGACGACGCAGTTCACGCGGCTGGTGTTTCGCGTGCACGACGACTTTGATCGCGCCATAGAGCGCATGCAAGAGCAGCGCCGCGCGATGACGGGCGTCACGAGCGATGCCGAGACAAGAGCACTTTTTGGTTAGGAGTAAACAATGGCAAGAAAACCCACAGGCACTGCCGCCCCCGTCGAGCTGATCGAGGTGGCGCCGCAGTATGAGCAGTTGACGCAGCAGGCGCTGGATGCGCAGGCAAATTTTGATCGCGACAAGGACGAGGTGTTTGCCGCAGGGGTGGACATTGGGCGAATTGAGGCATTGGATTTCATTACGACGGTCGGAAATTCGGCTCTCTTGTCCATATACGAAAATTTAAAAAAATCAAAGGGTTGGCGATTTTTGAGGAATCCCAAAAATTCCGACGGTCGGAATTTTGAGAGCCTGCAAGAGTTCTGCACAGTCAAACTTGGACGGTCTTATCAACGTATGCAGGAGTTGACCGCCAACCGCAATCTGATCGGCCAAGAAGCCTTCGAGCAAGCCGAAAAACTCGGGCTGCGCCAAGTGGACTACAACGCCATCAAGGCGCTGCCCGCGCCCGATCAGGAGCTGATCCGCCGCGCGGTGGAAGAGGCGCAAAGCCGCGATGAGGTGCTGGATGTGTTGCAGGAACTGGCCGCGCGCAACGCCAAGGCTCGCGAGAAGCTGGAGGCGGATGTGGCTCAGTTGAAAGTGGACAACGAGTACGAGGCCGAGCAGCGCAAGAAGTTGCAAGCCAAAACGGAGCAGCTGGAAAAACAGCTGCGCAAGGGCGGCCCGCAGGTGCAGCCCTACAGCGAGCGCCTGGCGGAGTTCCGCACGGGCGTGGGCGAGCTGCAGGATGTAGCGGGTAAGTCACTGGTGCAGATGGCCAAGCAGATCGATGCATTGGCGCAGTGGTGGCAGCAGGAGGTGCTGGCCGCGCCGGATTACGACCCGCAGGCGCCGGTGCGCATGCCGCCTGAGCTGCTGGATACGGCGCGCGCGCTGGCTGAGCACATCGAGTTGCTGGCCGGCGGCGTGGGGGCCTTGCAGCACAAGGTGGCGCAGGCGTTTGGCGCGGAGCTGGAGATGCAGCCGCAGTACCTGATGCGCGACCCGATGGGCGGGCAGATGGGCGATGCGGGGCAGGATGGCGATGGCGTGGATGAGGGCGAGGCGGCCTATGCCGATGCCGGTGCATGAGGAGGCGGCCATGGCCTTGTCCCCTGAAGCGGCTGCGTACATCCGCGAGCTGGCGCGCCGGCTGGATGGGGCGGCGCACAGCGCGCGCGGCGCGCTGGTTGACGATGCGGCGCAGTTTTTGGGCATGAGCCGCCAGACGGTGTATCGCCACCTCAAAGCGGTGGCGGGCTGGAGCAGCGGGCGCAAGTGCCGCGCTGACAAGGGCACGACTTCGGTGCCATTGCAGGCGTTGACGCAGCTGGGCGCGGTGCAGCGCGAGAGCGTGCGCGACAACGACAAGCAGACGATGTTCACGCCGGTGGCGCGCAGTGTGTTGCAGGGCAATGGCGCTCAGCTGGGGGTGAGCAACAGCCAGCTGAACCGGTTGATGCGCGAGCGCAGGCTGCGCGCGGCAGTCAAGCGGCAGGCGGCGCCAGTGCAGCGTTTGCGCGCCCTGCACCCCAACCATGTGCATGAGGTGGACCCGTCGCTGTGCCTAGTGTACTACCTGGGCAATGAGCAGCACATCATGCGCGACAGCGAATTTTACAAGAACAAGCTGGAGAACTTTGCGAAGGTGAAGTTCAAGGTGTTTCGCTATGTGCTGTGGGACATGGCCAGCGGGGCGATTTGCGTGCAGTACCGCGAGGCGGCGGGCGAGGATCAGCACAACTTGTTTGAGTTTTTGATGTTCGCCTGGGGCAAGCAGCCGGGCCGGGTGTTGCATGGGGTGCCGCAGCTGCTGTTGTGGGACAAGGGCAGCGCGAACCAGTCCGAGGCGATCAAGGGGCTGCTGTTGCAGTTGGAGGTGCGCCATGAGGCGCACCGCGCAGGCAATGCGCGGGCCAAGGGGGGCGTGGAGAACGCCAATAACCTGGTGGAGACGCAGTTTGAAAGCCGCTTGCGCTTTGAGCCGGTGGCGAATGTGGCGCAGCTCAACGCGGCGGCGCAGGCGTGGTGCGAGGCGTACAACGCGAACCGGATTCCTGGCCAGGACACGCGGCTGCGGCGTGAGGGGTTGGCGCAGCCGATGGCACGCTATGGGCTGTGGATGCGCATCAAGCCCGAACAGCTGCGGCTGCTGCCGCCCATTGAGGTGTGCCGGGCGCTGATGGCCGGGCGGCTGGAGGAGCGGCAGGTGAAGGCCGATTTGTCGATCCGCTTCAAGCACCCACAGGCCGGGCGCACGCAAACCTACAGCCTGCGCGGCTTTGACGGCATTAATGAGGGCGATGTGGTACGCGTGCGGCCGCTGGTGTATGGCGAGTGTGCGGTGCAGGTGGAGCTGGAGCGTTACGACGGCGCGCCGCTGATTTACCGCGCTGAGCCACAGGTTGAGTACGACGAGTGGGGCGCGCCGATGAGCGCGGCGGTGGCGGGGCAGGAGTATCTGGCCCAGCCGGCCACGCCTGCGCAGCGCGCGGCGCGGGCGATGGATGCGATGGCGTACCCGGAGCATGCCGATGCCGAGCAGGCGCGCCAGAAGAAGGCGGTGCCGTTTGGCGGGCAGCTGGATGCGCACAGCCATTTGCGCGAGGTGCAGATGCCGACGTACCTGGTGCGCCAGGGCACGGAGATCGAGGCGCCGGCGCATGCGCAGGTGGCGCCGATCATGGTGGACAGCGTGACGGCGATGCTGCGCATCAGCCGCGAGCTGGGACGTAATTTGTCGCCCGAAGAAAACCGATTCCTCTCAGGCCGTTTGGGCGATGAGGGGATTGCCGAAGGGCAATTGCAGGTGCTGATTGAGCAACTCAAGACGCCGCAGCCGGAGCTATTGCGCGCTGCCGGGGGCGGTGGTGGCCTGCGCATTGTGAACGGGGGGAACTGATGCTGAGAGCCAAGAACGTGATGGTGCGCTTGTACGTGCGTCAGCGTGAGCTGGCAGCGCATGTGGGTGTGAGCGACGCGACGATTGCGCAGGCCATGAACCACGGCGTCTGGCCCAGGCGTGCGGGCCTGGCTGAGACCATGAAGGTGCGTGTTGAGGATTATTTGCGCGAGCGTGGGGCGCGCGCGGATGAATTGGCCACGTTGTGGCAGACAGCCCCTGAAAACGAGGTGCCCCTGCTGCTGCGTAGCGGCGCGGCAGCAGAGGCATTGATCCCCGGCCAGCAGGCCGATAACGACACTGAGGATTTGAGTATGTTGTTGACACACCAAACGTTGACGCCAGAGGCGCGCCGGCAGTTCCGGATTGTACGGGACCCGTTTGTCAATGAGCTGGCGGGCATGGACGATGTGTTCATGTCGCCCGATATCAGCTATGCCTACGCGGCGATGCGGCAGACGGCCAAGCACGGCGGGATGTTGATCCTGGCGGGGCAGTCGGGCAGCGGCAAGAGTGTGCTGCGCAAGGCGCTGGTCGATTGGATTCACACCGATCGCGAGCCGATCACGGTGATTGAGCCGTATGTGATCAACATGACGGGCGATGACCAGCGCGGCAAGAAGTTCAATGCGGCGGACATTGTGAGCGCGATCATCCGCACGCTGGACGATTCGGCGCCGATTCGCCAGACGATGCAGGCGCGCATGGCGCAGATGCACAAGATGCTCAAGGACAGCGCCAACATGGGGCAAAAGCACGTGGTGATCATTGAGGAGGGCCACGACATTGCCAAGCCGACGTTGCGCAGTTTCAAGCGGTTTTTTGAGGTGGAGGACGGCTTCAAGAAGCTGCTGGCGATCATCGTGATCGGCCAGGATGAGCTGGCGCGCAAGTGGGAGAACTACGACCCGACGATCCGCGAGGTGCAGCAGCGCGGCGAGCTGATCAAGTTGCCCCCATTGGACAACCATGTGGAGCAGTACCTGCGCCACAAGCTCAAGCGGGTGGAGCTCGATTACGACGCGATTTTTGAGCGCGATGTGGCAGATGCCATTCGCGGCGTGCTGCGCGCCCATGTGGCGGAGGTTCAGGGCGGGCGGCGCGTGGTGGCCGAGCGCAGTATTTGCCACCCGCTGGCGGTCAATAACCTGGTGACGCGGGCGCTCAATCAGGCGGTGCGCATTGGCGCGGCCAAGGTCAACGGCGCATTGATTGCGGCAGCGGCGAAGGGGGACTGACGATGTACCACACATGGCAGATGCGGGTGTTTTTTGATTCATCCGAGCGCACGTTTGAGGTGCGCGAACGTACCCAGGCGCGGGCGTTGTTCGGGCTGCTCGATTGGCTGGGCGCGGCGATGCCGGTGCGCATCGACACTTGCCGCATTGCAGAGGGCGCGCGCGTGGTGGAGGTGGCAGCATGAGCCTGACTAAAAAGCAGCTTGCTGCCTACCAACGAAGAACTCTCCGGAAGATTCAACAAACCTTGCTGAAGATGGCAGAGGCGTGGGATGGCATGGATGAATTCAACCGCAGCGAATTGACTGCCTTGGCAGACCGTGCCGATGGCATTGCCGCAGAACTTCTTGCAGATGAGGAGTATGAGGAATGAGGGAGCGTTTTCCGTATGAGCCGCAGCCGCTGCATGGGGTGATCGTGGGTTATGCGCGCAGGCGGCGCGATTGGCGGCGCCTGGTCCTGGCGGCGGTGTTGGCGGCGGTGCTGGTGGCTTTGCTGGCGGGGCTGCCTATGTTGTTGGCGCGGGTGGTTTTGTTGCTGCTGTGGGGGGCTGTATGAGCGTGGGGCTGGATTACGGGACCGCGCGGCTGTGGCTGCATTTGCGCGATGACGGGGCGTGGTGGACGGCGCAGGGTTTGTTCGATTACTGGCGGCCGGTGTTTGATTTGGAGCAGGTGCAGCAGATGCTGGATTACTTGTGCATGCACGGGTTTGCGGTGCAGCGCCTGAGTATTGATTGGGGGGCGCTGATGTATGCGGTGACGCCGCATTGCCGGGCTTTGCCGGGGTATGCGCTGGAGGGGGCGGCGGCATGTTGAGTTATGTGTGCCCGGTGTGCCGTAGCCAGGCGAGCCTGGAGCTGGTGATTTGCCAGGCGGTGGACGATGCCCAGGCGCGGCAGATGATCGAGTACCTGATCAAGACGTATCAGCCGTCGCTGGGCGCTGCCACGCTGCGCTATTTGCGGCTGCATACGCCGGCCAAGCAGCGCCTGAGCTGGGCGCGGGTGCGGCGGGTGTTGGGGGAGTTGGTGGAGGCGATGCGCAGCCGCAAGGTTAACCGGGCCGGGCGCGATTGGCCGGTGGGGGTGGAGGATTGGCAGGCGGCGTTCGAGGCGGTGTTTGAGGCGCAGGGCAAGGGGACGCTGGTGTTGCCGCTCAAGGATAACGCCTATCTGTACGCGATCCTGGTGCGGCGGGTGGACAAGAGCGAGGCGATTGCCGAGGCGAAGGCGGAGATGGAGCGGCGCGCGGGGCCGCGCGGCGCGCATGTGCAGGGCGCCGCCACCAGCATTGGCCAGGCGCTGGACGAGGCTCTGCGCCCGGATGCCGTGCCAGGCGCAGAGGCCAGCGCCGGGGCCCAGCCGCCGGCTGCGCCGGCGGGCGAGCCGCCACGCTACACCAGCCTGGCCATCCGGCGCATGCAGGAGGAGCGGCTGCGCAACCTGCAGCGGCGCGAGCGCATGCTGCAGCGCACGCAGGGCAGCGACGCTGGCGGCAACGGGCCGGGCGAGCCGGGCGAGCCAAGCAATGGGGAGGCCGCCCAATGAGCAGCGCCCCCATCGCCCTGCAGGCGCAGGTGCAGCTGACGCCGGGCCAGGCGCGCGGCGTGGCGATCCGCGTGCTGATTGAGCTGCTGAGCGGCGGCGAGGCCATTGAGCACGGCCTGTTGCTGGCCGATGACGGGCGCGGCCTGTATTCGCCCACGCTGACGCCGCTGCGTGCCGCCACAGACCTGGACCGCGCCGCGCTGCTGGTGTTGCAGCACCTGGCGCAGATAAACCGTGATTGTTGATTTTGAGAGAGGACACCATGGACACCCAAACCACCAACCCCATGACTGCCATTGCCGCTGCTGCACGCAGCTACCGCCAGCACAAGGATGTGCTGACCGAGCGCGCCCAGGGCCTGCATGACGCGCTGGAGGCCATCAAGCGCCAGCGCCTGGCCGGTCTGCGCAGCGCCGTGGCGCGCGTGACCGAGGCCGAGGCGGCGCTGCGCGCGGCCATCGAGGCCAGCCCGCAACTGTTCATCCGGCCGCGCACGGTGGTGCTGGAGGGCATCAAGCTGGGCTACCAGAAGGGCAAGGGCAAGATCAGTTGGGACGATGACGCGCAGGTCGTGCGGCTGATCCGCCGCCACCTGCCAGATGCCGCCGATGCGCTGATCCAAAGCCGCGAGGTGCCCATCAAGGCGGCATTGGCGGGCCTCAGCGCCGCCGAGCTCAAGCGCGTGGGCGTGAGCATCAGCGATTCTGATGACGAGGTCGTCATCAAGGACACAACGGCCACCGTAGACAAATTGGTGGCCGCGCTTCTCAAGGGCGCGGAGGAAGAGGCTGGCGAGGCAGTTTGAGGAGGTGCACATGATCAAATGCACGCGCTGTAGATACGCCTGCGCGCAAAGCGAGTGGGTGGACGTGCCCAGCAAAAAATTTGCCAATGCCACTGAGGGCGCCTGCCCGCGTTGCGGATGCCGGAGTTTTTTCGACATGGCGCCCCAGGTGCTCTGGATTTTTCGCGATGGACTCGTGCAAATGGGCGAACGAATGCACCATGAGCCCGACAGCGGGCCTTTGCTGATCGCTGCCGGGCCGCGCTGCGAGCTGGAGCTCATCATGGGCATGATGGCGCAACGTGTTTTCGAGCGTGACGGCTGGCTGGTACCCAACGTCGGGCAAGCGCAGGCCGTGCGAGAGAAGCTCCTGGCAGTGGACGCATGGCTGAACAAATGCCAGGCTAGGGCCAAAGCAGGCCGCATCAAAGGCGTCGTGTTCTACACGTCGGACGCTGTGATGCCGCAAGAGCCATCGGTCGGGATGATGTTGTGTGAGGAGGTGTGAGCATGGCTGCTACACAACGCCCCGCAAACACGCCACGCGCGGCCAAGTGGCGCAAGTTGATCCATGTGGCCAAGCGTCAATTGGGCCTGGACGAGGAGACCTATCGCACAGTGCTGCGCACCGTGGGCGGCGCGGATTCGACCAGCCACATGGACATGGCGCATCTGATCAAGGTGCTCGACCATCTCAAGCGGGCCGGGTTCCGGGTCAAGCCCACAGGCCAGCAGAGCGGCCGCACGATCTACATCGACAACGAGCAGGCGCGCAAGGTGCGCGCGCTGTGGCTGTTCCTGCATGCTCTGGGCGTGGTGCAGGACCCGTCTGAAATGGCGCTGGCAGAGTTTGTCAAACGCATCGCTCACGTGGATGATTTGCGGTTTGTGCGCGATTACGTGCCACTGATTGAGGCGCTCAAAAAATGGGCGATGCGTTTTTTGCCAGGACAGGTCGAACAGATGCTGGCCGATCTGATGGAGATGGAGCTGCCGCCTGAGCGTGCGGCGCATGCCGCAGCAGCCGTGCGCCGCCTGGCCGCTGGCGAGGGGTTTGATATTTATTACGCCGCCTGGGTGCATTGCATGCGGGCCATGGGCCGGGCGATCCCGCCCGAGGTAGCGCCCCAAAAACGCAGCGGCAAGGAGGCCGCTGCATGATGGAGCGTGAAGGCCGCATGCGTATCAGGCGGCACGAATTCTTCGAAGATTTCGTGGCGGCGGCTACGCGTATTCTTGTTGAGCTGGGGATAAGCCAGGCAGAAAGCGCTCTGGCCGCCAGCGCAATGGCCGATCACATTGCCAGCCACTGGGGCGGGCAAAATCTCAATGTGCCCATGGATTGGCGACGGGCGCTGACACAGCTGGAGCTGGAGATTTACAACAAGTTCACCGGCGACAACTACGATGAGCTGGCCCGCCACTACGGAATTTCGGAGCGCACCGCGCGCCGCTATATTGATCGCATCCGCAAGCGCCTGGCGGCGGCAGCTCGCCGCAATCAGCGCGATCTTTTCAACAACGAGCACGACGACACTTGAGGAAGTGTCCAAGGCCCGATTCTTGAGGCCGTTTTTTGTTTTCACTCCTTGAAAACTTTTTTCTTTCGGCCCGTTTTTATTTCCCTCTATTTCCCACTATTTCCCGGATTTATCGCACTCTGCAGCCGGGATTTATCTCTCCTCCCTTCAGCCTCGGCAGCAGAAAACTGGACTGTAAGATGCAATCATCAATGGCCACTGCGCCTGGAGGCCCTATCGACCTTGAGCGCTCCGGATGATGGAGCGTAAATCCGACACGATGGCCTCGCCTCGAAACAACCTGCATGCAGCCAGCGCCTGCTTTGCTGATACACAGCTTCCACAGTGGCGAGTCGTTTGGCAGCGTGGGGCAGGGAGCACCAGCACAATACTTTGAAAACTTCACGTAAATCGTGCTGACACTGCGGCACCTCTTGATCCAAGAAGATCAGGAAAGGGACAACAAAGCTCCATTCCTCGCCGCTTACATCACTGGGATAAGGCTTGCGAGATAAACCCAAGGCTAGGTGTTCAGTCTCAGAACCTGTTCAAAATCTTTTTGCCAGTTTGTTTATGCTCGTTGCATGAGAGCGAAATACCCAAGCGACATCAGCCCAGAGCAATTTGAGCATGTGCGCCCTTTGCTGGAGAGCGCACGCAAAAGCACCCGCCCGCGCACGGTGGATCTGTATGAGGTGTTCTGCGCCGTGCTGTACCTGCTGCGCACAGGTTGCCAATGGAGAGCTCTACCGAGTGACTTTCCCAAATGGCGCACCGTACACGCCTACTTCCAGATCTGGAGCCAGCCCAATGAACAAGGCACCAGCTTGCTGCAGCAGGCTTTAGAGCGTGTTATGCACTTTTCCGAGAGGTGGTGCTGAGCTTGGATACAGTGCCAGCATGTCTCGCAAGCCTTACCCCAGTGATGTCAGCGATGAAGAATGGAGCTTTGTCGCCCCTTATCTGATC